TGAACGCAAGCACCGAGAACGGAACCTTGTTCTACACTCCCGAAGTAACCTTTACCATCAACAAGTTGCAGACCGCCGTGCGGAATGAACTGCGCCTCTTGGCTCGGAACCGCTTGCTGGTCATCGTCCAAGACAACAACAGCCGCTACTGGGTGTTGGGTGCTGCGAATGGCTTGGAAGCCTCCGCTGGGACTGCTGGAACGGGTACTGCATTCGGTGACCGTTCAGGCTACGAGATGACGCTTACGGGAATGGAACCCGATGCAATGCTGAACATCTTGCCAGCAACATTTACCGCATTGACCGCGCAAATCAGCGGTTCGTAAACTATCTTTGACCTGCGGGCCTCATACCCCGCAATGGTTTAGTGGTCTGGGCCATCTCGCAAGGGGTGGCCCTTTTTTTTGTACCTTTGGGCATGAGAATTTGCATCGTTTACAACGCCCACCCGACGGGGTGCTCCTTCTATCGGCTGGAGATGCCCAACGCCTACCTTGGCGACAACTTCACGGAGTTCGATTATGTATGCGTGGACAACATCGCCAATGTCAAAGATGAGGACCTAAAGACCGTCGATGTGTGGCTATTTAATCGTTTGTGGTGTCAAGGTACGCTGGACCAAATTCGGAAGGTTTACGAGGCTCTCACGGCGTTTGGGGCGAAGGTAATCTTGGACCTTGACGACTACTGGGTGCTGGAGAGCGGACACATCATGTACCGACACTATTTGTCCACGAAATTGGATGAGCAGATACGGGAGCATATCCGACTTGCTGACCATGTGACCACGACCACCGAACACTTGGCGCAGAAGATTCGCCTGCTCAACAAAGCCGTGACCATCCTGCCGAATGAGCCGTACGAGGCTTACCAGCAGTACTTGCCCGACACGAACGCCGAACCCGAACCGCACCTGTTCAAAATCGGATGGTTCGGCGGGGCGCAGCATCAGGAGGACATCGCCTTGGTGGAGCATTCCTTCGGATTACTGGCCCACGACAAGTCGCTGGATGGGAGGTATAAGATTTACCTTGGCGGGTGGAACGATGGGAATGCCGTCTATGACGATTACGAACGGATGCTCTCCTGCAAGGGGCTGAACAAGAACTACGGCCGCATCCAAGCAGCGGACATCTATTCCTATGTGGGCGGGTACAACTTCATCAACGCCACTATTGCACCCCTCCGAGATACCAAGTTCAACAGGCTGAAAAGCGAACTGAAGGTCGTGGAAGCGGGATGGATGGGCAAGGCTATCATCGCATCCGAAACCATCCCTTATACAGACATAATCGTCCACGGCCACAACGGGTTGCTCATCCCCTACGGGAAAAAAGACGCTTGGTATAAGGCGGTGAGGAAGTTTGTGAACGAACCCGACTACGCCAAGGGGCTTGCCGTGCAGTTGTCCAAGGATGTGAGGGAACGCTTTGATATCAGCAAGACCGCCGTGCGGAGGGCCGAACTCTACCGAAGCATCGGGCGCAAATTGTGAAATTCGGGCGCATCCTACATTTGGGAATAGGATGATTTATCTTTCTCCCAACACCACCAACACCATCGTCGTCACTTGGACGCAGCGGGCCTCTACGGGGGACCGTTACATCTTGCGGCTGACCAACATCGCCAAGAACCTGACTACCGACTTCACCCTGCTGAAATCGGCCAACCTTTCTTCCTACACGAACCGCTATGACAAGTTTTCCATCGTTGTCGGCTCTCTTGAAACGGGGTCGTATAAGTATGAGGTTTACGATACCTCTTCCACGGTTGGTGCAGCCGTTGCGGTGGTTGAAACGGGCTTGGCGTATGTACAGGTAGTTTCGCTGACCTTCAACACCTTCGCCAATTCCATCCAGTACACCGTCTTCGGTTCGTCCGATGAGGGTGTCTTTGACCAAACCTTTGACCCCTCTTTCGCATGAGCGTACAAACCCGCAGTCAGTTGGTAGCATCTGCTGCCACCATCACATCCGAAACCGCCGCAGGAGCGAACACCGCCGCCCGTGTGGGTGGACTATTCGACGACCTCGCAGACACCGCCACCTTGGACCGAGAGCGGGGCGTTGCAAACCTGTACCTTGACGAGAGTAAATCATTCACCCCGACCCAAGGGCAGGCCGTCAAGTTAACGACCCCGCTGAAATCGGGCCTGCTGACGACCTACAACTTTACCCGCACAACCACCGCCATCACCTACACAGGGACGACGAGTGCGGCCTTGCGGGTGTCGGCAAGCATGGTATTCTCGCAGGGGAACGGCAACCAAATAATCATTTACATCGCCAAAAACGGAACCATCATTCCGCAGTCCATGACCGACATTACCACGGGCCACAACAACGGCCATGCGGTCACGCTTGAAGCCGTTCTGCAAGGGGCAGTCAATGACGAGTTCACCATCTACATCAACGCCGTGAACGATGGCGGTGCTATCACGATTTCGGCCCTCAACTTTACCGTACACACGCTATGAGTAGCATAAAACAATCGTTCACCCAATGGCTTGGGATTGAGCATAAAGTCCCCGTGATGCTTGAAAACAAGGCGGGCAAGTACATCACTTATGGGGCGTTCAACGAGTACCCCTACTATCTGCTGGACAACTACCGCCGAAGCAGCAAGCACAACGCTATTGTGAACGGCAAAGTGAACTACATCGTCGGCGGAGGCTGGCAACCAGGGGAGAAGATGACGGTTGAGCAGCAGGCCCGCTACGCCAAGTTCTTTGACGGGTTATCCGAGCATGACGACCTCAACGACATCACGGAAAAACTCGTCCTTGACTTGGAACTATTCAACGGGTTTGCAGTCGCAGTCACTTGGAACAAAATGGGAACCATTGCCAAGATGGAACACATCCCCTTTGAAAAGATTCGTGTGGACAAGGACGAGCGGATGTTCCAGGTAGCCGATTGGTACGACGATGCAATGGTCCAACTATACCCCAAAATCGGGGATGTAGAGAAAATCCCCGCCTTTGATGCTGACAACCGCATTGGCAAGCAACTGTTCTACTATCGGGTCTATGCCGCAGGCGTGAAGTCCTACCCCTTGCCCGAATACATGGGAGGCTTGGCGTGGATTGAGGCCGATGTGCAGGTGGCGAACTTTCACAACAACAACCTGCGCAACAACTTTTGGGGTGGGTACTTGATAAACTTCAACAACGGGATTCCTACACCCGAAGAACAGGGCGACATTGAGCGTCAAATCAAGCGCAAGTTTTCGGGGACCGACAATGCAGGTCGCTTTGTTGTGACTTTCAACGACGATGTGAGCAAGGCTCCCACCTTGGAACCGCTGACACCGAGCGACATGGACAAGCAGTTCGAGATTTTGAACAAGGCCATCCAATCGGAAATCTTTATTTCGCACCGTGTCGTGAACCCCATGCTATTCGGCGTTAAGACCGAGGGCCAACTGGGAGGACGGCAGGAACTGGTGGAGGCGTACGAACTATTCAAGGCGACCTATGTGAACGACCGAGTGCGGAAGGTAGAGCGGATGATCAACTATCTTGGATCCTTCAACGGCGTGGAAGGGATGGAACTTATCCCCGTGGAACCCATCACGGAGCGTCTATCCGAGCAAGCCCTGCTGACTATCATGACCCCTGAAGAACTGCGGGAAAAAGCGGGCCTCCCTGCATTGGAAAAGCAACCCGCCGATGTGGTTGGACCCAATCCCCAACCCGACGAGGTTCCACAAACACCTGCACAACTAAGCAACGACAACATCAAGAAACTATCGGGCCGTGAGTACCAAAACCTCATGCGAATCGTCCGTCACTACGCACAGGAGAAAATCACGCTTGAAATGGCCCGCACGATGCTATCCGCTGGATTCGGTCTAACCCCCGAAGAAGTGAACACGCTCCTTGGCGTGCAGGAGCAGGCGTTTTCCGAGCCTATGTGGGGCGAAGAAGATACCGAGGACTACGGATGGGGCGAGGAAGAGTTCAAGGTCTTGGAGGTGGTCGCAAGCAAGTTTGGGAGCAGTTCGGACGAGTATGTGGTCATGCACTCCAAGCCAATGCGGTTTGACACCGACTTAGACGACCAGGTGCGTCAAGCCTTTGCCGAACTTGGCGAGGAAGAAAAAGAACTTGACGAGAAAATTGAAAAGTACCGCAAGAAGAATCGGGACGCATCGGTGGAAGAAATGGCCAAGGAGTTTGGAGTGAGCAAGGCAAAGGTCGCCAAGCGGGTGGCGTACTTGATTACAAAAGACCGTTACCCCATTGCCCGTGCCGTGGACCAAATTGCCAAGGAAGGAGCCAAGCCAACGGATGAACCCGTGCTGGAAGTGAGGTACAAGTATTCTTGGGCCGCAGGTTTCAGCAACAAAGACAAACGGACGAGCCGTGAGTTCTGCAAGGTGATGCTGGACTTGGCTGACCAAGGCAAGGTTTACACAAGGGACGACATCAACGGCATCTCCAACATCATGGGCTACTCCGTATGGAATCGCAGAGGCGGATGGTATCACACGGCCAGCGGAGTGAACCGTCCCCAATGCAGGCACATTTGGGAGCAGCAGTTGGTAATCCGTAAGGGCAACAAAATTTCAAAAGCATGAAGGCACTCTTTATCAGCGAACAAACCCTGCTGGACAATTCCGTAATCAACGAGAATGTGTCCTTCACGCAGATACGGCCTACCATTGTTAAGGTCCAAGAGATGCGAATTCAGCCTATCGTTGGGTCGGCCCTGTACTCGGAAATGGTGACGCAAGTGGTCAGCGGCACGACCACGGCCTTGAACACGACGCTCTTGGAGGACTACATCCAACCCGCTATGGTGCAATGGCTCTACTACGAACTTCCGATGGTCTTGGCGTTCAAGTACATGAACAAGGGCATGGTCCGCAGAACCAGCGAGGAATCTTCCCAAATGTCCATGGACGAAATCACAAGGTTGACGGACAAAGTGAAGAACGATGCCGAGTGGTATTCCGAAAGGATTACCCGCTACCTCATGGAGCAGAAGGCTAATTATCCGCTCTTTAACTCCCCGCCATCGGCTCTTGATACTATTTACCCGAACGGAACCAACTACAACACGGGGATGGCCTTGGATGCCCGAACCCTGCGCCGTGGTGCTGGGCTTGATAGACCATGGCCCTATGACCCTTACTGCAACAACTGCTGAACATGGGAGCGCACTCAAAAAATATTCTGAAATTACAGGCTTATGTCATGGATAAAAATCAAGCAGGCACTCCTTGCGCTTGCAAATGCTCACCCGCAAGTAAACTCCTTCGGGACGGGGGACCCTCTTGCAATCGGGACCGACAACACGATAAACCTGCGAACCCCAAGCCGTGAGCGAATCGTCTATCCGTTGGTATTTGCGGATGTTCAGTCAGCGAGTACGGATGCTGGGACTTTGGCTCTTGTGGTCGGTGTCTATTTTTCTGACCGAGTGGAATCCATTGCCACGATGGGTGGCGTGGTTTCGGGAAGCCCGACGCTCGGTTGGCAAGACAACGAAGACGAGGTTTTGAGCGACCAACTACAAATCGCACAGGACTTCATATCAGCCCTCACAAACGACCCAACGCAAGAGTGGACGCTAAGTACCTCCGTGTCGCTTACTCGCTTTGTAGAGAGCCGTGACGACCGCACAGCGGGATGGGTGGCTACGATGTCATTCC